AACTCTGGGCAGGAACCCGAGAAAAAGACGACGATGCCACCAGAGTTTATAGCGCAAAAGATGGTTGAAAAATTAAGAACCATTGAGAATGAAAGAGACCTTAATGCTTCCATGGAAAAAATTGAGGAAAAGTACAAAGACAACCAAGTGATTATGGACATTATCAACCCCGTGTACTTTGAGATGGTAAATAAACGGGAAAAACCATTTGAAAATCAAGACAATGGTGTATAAAGTTACGTAAAACCTGCCAAAGGAGAGATGAAGTGAGGTTCTTTTTTTCACTCTTCAAACCTAAAAAACCCCAAATAAAGGAAGACCCTATGTCTGAAGTCCAACAACACTTAGCCGCCATTGATGAAATTTACAAAGTGGCTTCTTTTGATCTTGCTGCTATTGCTTTTCGCATTATTCGCAGCCCTGAAATTGTTGCTAAAATCACGAAAGTGGAAGGCGAGCAACTGATTCTGTCTGCTCTTAATGACTTTCCTAACTTTCAAAACCAAGTTCGCACCACTGTTGCACACGTGCAACAACGGGGAAACTAAGGGCCCCTGTTGTGGATAACAGCAGCAACACAAATACCAAGTTGCTTGTGACGTTGCTTGGTATTGTTATCGCTACCATTGCGGGGGCTGGTCCGTATTTTTTGCAGACACAAGCCGCCATTGATAAAAACTTGGCCGTAATGGTAGCCTTGCAACAGAAGTCTGAAAAAGATTTTGAAAAGCTAGAAGGTCGCTTGACCAACGTTGAAAACGCCATCCCTTCTTTAATTGCCCAAGGTGATAAATGATGCTTTCTCTTTCTCAAGATGGAATTGACCTGATCCATGCTTTTGAAGGGTGCGTGTTAAAGATTTACAAGGATTCTGCTGGTATTGACACTATTGGGTGGGGCCACAGAGTATGGCCAGAGGAAATACCTCAATTTCAAAACGGAATCACTCAAGAACAAGCGGATGCTTTGTTTTTGAAAGATGCCAAGAAAAAAGAAAACTCTGTTCGGGATTTGATTTTTTATCCCATAAACCAAGGGCAATTTGATGCGCTTGTGTCCTTTACGTTTAACCTTGGGCGCAGGAACCTTGAACAATCCACCCTTCGTCGCATGGTAAATGAAGGAAGAATTGACGGAGCAGCCAGAGAATTTGAACGCTGGATTTATATAAACAAAATTCCCTCTAACGGCCTTCGCAGACGTAGAAAAGCAGAATCTTTGATGTTTTTAGGCAATGAAGGATGGAAAGATTTATTATGAAAAACCTAGTAGATGAGACCGTTTATCAAAATGTGTTTGAAAACCTCAAAGGGGAAACAAACGCGCACTGGTTATGCGTGGCATTGAATGACAAACTAAATGAGACGCATGATTTTTTGCTTGAGATTGCTAGTACTATGCAGAGAAACGTAGATGACGTGGATCAGGAAAAAAGGGAAAGTCTCGATGAAATTATAGATTTTGCAAATGGTTTGGCTGAACATATCCGTATTGAACAATACAGACATATTGATAAAATGAGAGAGTTTTCAGGGTTAAGGGAATACGGGAAAGGCATGAAACTATGAGCACATGGAAAGAGGTTGGAGAATGGCTAAAATCAAATGCTATGGACGGCGCAAACCTAGTCGGCTCTCTTTTAACGGGGAACATTCCAAACGCAATAGCATCTGGCGTTTCTTTAATCTCTGGTGCCACAGGATATGCAGAACCTGACAAGGCTCTTAATGCCCTTCAGAAGGACCCACAGGCCCTTTTAAGGCTTAAAGAGCTGGCCTACCAAAACGAATCTTCTATCCGCTCCCACATCCTTGAAATCAAGAAAATAGAGCTGTTAGATGAACAAGCCTCCCACAAGGAAACACAAGAAACTATCCGCGCTGGTGATAAAGCAGAAGACCGTCTTATCCGATGGACACGACCAGGGTTATGTTGGGCAGGGATATTTTTATCGGCTGTTTATATCATGCACACAACAAACCCAAGTGACACAATCTTCTTTGGGCTTATGACCCTTCCCTATAGCTATATGGGATTAAGACAAGTAGGGAAGGGGATTGATGCTTTTGTTGGCAAAGGAAAGATTGACTAGCAACCCTTCCCGCCGCCTTTTCCTTTTTTCTTTTTCATAAAAACTCCTTTAATTCCAGTCTACGGTTGGGGCATTTCTATCCCCTGTTGGAGACGTTGATGCTTGTGCAAATACGGTTGTACCATCCAGTTTATAAATTGTCACATCACCCGTTGTTTCGTTGACGTTGACTTTGGCCAGTTGCGTTCTTGCCACACCTTTGAGCATTTGACTTGATGTAATGGCGTTTTCCATTGTGTAATTCCAAACAGCATCCGCGTTTTGCGCTGCTGTGGGGACAGAGCCACCTTCTGTTACGATTGTGGAGGCGGCGGATTGAATTAAGAGGGTTTGGACTCCGGGGGTGTAGGCGATGGGGTCTCCGCTTGGTCCTCCGACAAGGTTTCCACCTGAGACTCGGGCGACGTAGTTTCCTGCTGGGAATTGAAGTTGCCAAGACCCCAATAGTTCGACGGTGATACCGACTTGCACCCCGGGTCCGAGCACATTAAGTCCGGAACCTGATCCAATTCTTTCATAAAGAATACCCTCTTCTGTGGCTTGAGCTTCTTTTATAGCATCATACAAAAGAATGCAATCAATGTTTACCGATCCCACGTCAACATCAATTTTTGATGTGGCAAAATCAAAGGTAAACGGAGACACATAATAGGTCATGGATTACACGTCACTGTTTCGGCTTGCGTTCACACTTGCTCCAGCGTTGGTCACAGATAACGTGGTAGAGAAAGGCACAATCGGTGATGCGCCACTTCCATTTCGGACATCCACGCGAGCATTAAAGTTAGAGGCATAAATAAACGTCACGCTTTCCGATGATCCCGTTGCAGCCCTGTCAATATAAGGCACAAACACATCATCCGCCGTAACAATGTTACTGGCTAAAGCAGGCGAAAGACCCGTAAAGGTTTTGGTGCCCGCATTAAAGGCAGTGTAGGTGTAACGAAGGTTTTTAATGCGAATCACGCCGCTGGCTGGGGTATCGGTTTTAATGCTTTCCACCACCTGCAATGACGTTGCCCCTGAACTGGCCGCCACGGGGGTGTATTCATCTTTTAACAAGCCACCAGATCCATTATCACGCGCCACCAAAACACGATCCCCTGACACCAAGTTTCCAACAGTAACACCAATAAGCGTTGGCGGTACCTGCGTTGTGCCATCATGGGCAATCAACTGATACTTGGTACTCTCCGCAGGCAAAACACCCGTCAACCACCACCCCTGCGCCACAAAGAACGTACCCCCCGCGAAAGTTCCAAAAGGGGCAGCAGGAATTTCCGTGTAAGCTGCGTTTAAAAGCCTATACCGCCACCCTGGGATACTGTTAAGCGTGGCTGCGCTGCTTTCTCTGGTTAAGTATTGCAGATACTGATACGCCTCTTGCAGAGTACAAGAACTGCTTAGCGTTATGCTTCCTTTGTAGAGCTTTGATCCATTTCCGTTGGCTAAATCTTGGTTGGTATCCCCAAACGTTACCGTGACTTTGCTGGATAAAGCCGCCGCGCTGGCCTCAGAAAGCACAATGTTGGAATCAAGGGACGTTGACAAAGCCGCATTGCTTTCACCACCCGCTGACAGGTTCACGTCAAAGTGAGAATACGATTGTCCCCATTTTCTTGAAAACGCCGTCACGTTTCCGCTGTCAATCAATGATCCCGCTGTTTTGACTTTGACCAAAATCTGAATGTGTCCATCCGACCAAAATTTAGTCAGTTTGTTGCCACTTTGCACTACATACACAGGCGATGCCGCCACAATACCACCGATGGTTTTTAGGCCAGAGTATTGAACGTTTGCACTGTCTTGCTTAATAGAGCCAAAATTGACAAATTGCGCCGCCGTATCATCCAAATTGAATATAATGGAACCACTGGTCAAAAGGTTAAGACGTGACGCAACAGCCGCATCCCGAGGACCATCCAAACGTGATGGGTTAGGGGCTAAAATATCCACAAGGTCATTGCCAGTAGCAGATGAATCATCCGCTAAATCCTGAAGCCACGCGTGTAAAGCCAAAACCGAATAAACGGTTGTGCTGGCCCCAGCTTGGCGACGAATGTCACCTGTGGCACTAATTTGGAAATCGTCCTGAATAGCCATAATTATAGTCCTTTATTGATCGGATTCTTGAAGGGCAACAACGTTTGTCGTTGCCGTTGGTGAAATGGAAACTTGGGTAAACCATGGTTTATAAGCAGGGTTGCCACTGGCATTTCTTGCCTCTATGGCAACAGACCCTGTGTATTGAAAATCAAAGGCTAGTGTTGTACCCGCACCGCACGACGCCTGTTGCAGCAAGGCCCCCGTGTCCACCCGTGTCACCTTGACCCGTGACTGAGGCACAAGGTTGGTGATGTTGACCAGAGACCCAGGCAAAGGATGCTGGATTTGCTGATCCGTCGCATTGGTCTGGATGCCCGCCGAAAACCCGGTTGTAAGCGTACCCGCTGCGGCCAAGGTCGCGCGGCACCGGATTTGCAAGAGATAGCCATTGGTCGGGCTGACCGCGACGTTGACCGGCGAAAAGCTGATTGTGCCGCTTGCGCCAAGCGGGTTGGAAATGAAAGCATTGGAGACGGTAATCACGTTTCCGGCGATGTTGGTAATCGTGGTATCTTGCGGCAGCCGGAAGGTGCTGTGCTGGATAAAATCTCCAATCTGCGGCTGACGTGTCAGCGCGGCCAGATCGGCCGTACTTACCGTTACTGTGGTAGCACCGTTTGCTGGGTCGCCGCCCTGCGTCCGAACCGTATTCGCAAGGAACGTCCAAGACGCGCCGAAACCGCCGCCCGTGTCGATCTTGTATTCCCAGATCAGGTTCTGAACATCTGTCCCGCCGCACGATCCACCGCCACCGAAAGCGGTGTGGCCATAGAAGCGATAGGGCGAAGTCCAAACCACTTCATCCGTCAGTTTCGAGAGAACGATGCTCCCGTTTCCGGTGTAGCCAGAGCCGGTTCCAAACGTCCCAGAAAGTTGACTTGCTGAAGCGGCGGTCGGCTCGTTCGCCATGACCGAGATGCGCCCTGTAGTGGTGGAGTTGTAAGCATCATCCCAATGCGTCCCGTTGCAGTTTGCAAAGCCGCGCCGGAAATTCGACCAGCGTGCGCCTCGGCTTGTAATTGACTGTCCGCTCAAATCGAAAAACTGCGATCCAGTCGCCCAAACGTCGAACATTTCAATCAGAGGCATGGTTTGGGTGAACGACACCGGCCCGATGCGATTGTTCGTGGTGTAAATACGCCGAAACGTCGCCCGAGAACCCGGCCCACCGTTCAAAATATAGCCCATTGGATTAACAGAACCGCAATCATACGGCGCAGTCGGAGTGCCGATATTGGAGATTTTTAAATTAGTGAAGTACCCCGCAGCTAGGTTCACGATCTGGTCGTACGGGTGCACATTGGGCAGTCCGCCAAGCGATGCGAAGCCGTCAATTTCGATGTTCGTGCCGG